GCTGTCGTCTCCTCCTCCGGCAATCGGGAAAACTCCTCAGAAGAGAGAGTAATCCCATGCCCAACGGGCGGAGACGGGACCGGAACAGGCTCAGGATCGAAAAGAGCCAACTTGAAGAGTCTTCCAAGTCTCAAAGCAAGTGTCCCTCGGAAACCGAGCTCATGGAGAGTCAATCTAGTTGACCGCAAAGAGCGAAGTTTTGAGCGGAACCAGATCAACCCGGCGCGGAAGCGCTGGTTACTGGTAACACCTGCAAGAAACAAAGAAAACTCCCTGCCAAGCGAGTTCACGAACTCAGACGACCGCAGACGACCGAAACGCAATGTAGGCACGACCCGAAGGTAGCCACCTACAAAACGTAACAGAGTACTGTTCAAAGAACCGTACTCATCGTCTACAGAAGTCTTTGTTCGCTCGACCTCGAGCCCAAGCTCTCCGACTTTCCCCATCCACACGTCCGATGCCTCCTTCGTCGACTGAAATAGTATGTCATCCCCGTTTATCAGACAGGGGGCCGATACCGTTTCTTTCCAGCTGAGCCCTGAGCACCGCATTGCGTACAAGTACGCAATACGATTCTGCAGGCAAAGCAGAGGAAAAGAAAGGTAAGAGCCCATCATCTGTCCGATGGAAGGACGACCGACGTATCTCTTCGACGAAAGAGGGCAACTTGACGGACCGTCGACCCAATAAAGGATCGGCCGGAGAATCTGCATTGCCCTCTCAGTAACAGAGGCAGGAAGGACGGTGGAAGAGGCAAGGATAGTACCCAAGATCACTTCTGCGACTTCGATCGACAAATTGTCGGTAGCCGAAGCGTAGTCGCCTGATGTGAGGATACCCTTCCCTTGGTGAAACCCCGCTTTCGCAAGTTTCTCATCCGATACATCGCCTCGGGACAACCACCTACACCTAGAGAGGTGATTATATATTGTCTTGTGAAGCGGTCGGAGAAGAAGCTCGTCGGATGAGAACTTCGTCAGAGGACGAGGTTTCCCAGCTGACTGAACGACGATCAATTCGGCTTCCGGGGCCGGGCGATCAGGTCGAGAAGGACCACAGAGGGCTTCCGTAAGGAAACAACTGTGATCAATCCCGGTACCCAATGCGCCTCCCTCGGAGCGAGTCGAATCGGTCGTCGCACTAAGCGGCGGAGATGTGAGGAGAACCTGCTCCTCGTAGCCCAGATCCCACCCTTTAGAGAAAAGGCGGGACGTTTGCTGGGCAACAAAACGCAGGTAACCGACGGGGAGTTGACGTCTAGGTCGACGAACCCCCTCCACAAGCTTCTCCATCAAAGGGCCGACCATGCATCCGC